CCCCTTCTACTTATATAATTTTACAGCATTGGCAATTTGGTTTCTCCACGATTGCTCATTTGTACCATACAATGTCCAGCCTATAGTATATGCTAAGTAAGGTAAAAATTCAACAGGGCAATCTGTAATAGATGTTAAGGTTTCAATGGATTCAACTTCATTATCTAAATCTCTCAATAGATAAGAAAAAGCCCGTAGAAATTTATTAAGCGGTCCTGCCTCTTCTACAGTGTGTAGATATGAATTAGTTTCTACTAGCTGGTTAATTATCTTTTTTACATAATCATCATCTTTATCAATATAAAGAGGAGAATATAAGATATCAATAAAGGTTTTCATCTTCTCTAAATTTTGATTTCCGCTAGTATAAGACCCAGTTCCTGACCAGAAAACGCCAGGAATAAAATCTTTATCTAATGCGCTTAGACAAACGGGATCCTGTTCTATCTCATCTACTATTAAGCCAGTAGTTGAATAGTTCTCCCAAACATAAGTTTGATAGTCCTTAATTGCATCATTAATTAAATAAGATTTTCCCTCATAAAATTTATTTACAATTGAATCTACAACAATAGCGGAAGGAGGAAGTACTGGTCCACTAGTATTTAAGAAATATAACCAATTTAGATTAGTAATTAAATAGGCATGAGTTCCTGAAACAGTAGTTGCAAAAACAGATGAGGTATCTTCTAATAGTGTTTTTGAGTTTAGTGTAATCAAAGGCAAAAGCGTTCCACTAACATAATTTTTAAAATCAGAAGAAGTAGAGAAATCAACAAGCTTTTTGCCCAATAAAGACATAATTTTTTTCTCAAAGATTTCAGGCGTAATATTAGTAAGCTTATTTTGTTTAATAAAAAACTGGGCGAATCCAACAGGTGTGTCTATAGCACTAAAGGAAACATTATCTGGTATAGCACTTACATTCAAAAACAGAGAAGCTTGATCACTAGTGATATTATTAATACCTCTTAAATGGCTATTAATAATAAGGTCCGTAGTTTTTTCTTGCTCCCCTCCTACCTGAAGGTCTTGCTGTAGATACACATCAGGCGTTATAATTTTTACCGCTTCAACAAAATTAGTTTTTGAATATTTTCTATCCATTTATATGTAAGCTACATTAATTGTAATATTATTCAATTGAATTACTTCATTAAAATCGGCTGTGATTGTTTCAGAAACATTATCAATTGAAGAGTATCTAACTTGATTTAAAGCAAATAGGTCTCTGTTTAACTCTTCTGGAATAAAAGGAATACCGAACCCAAATTTATTATAAGAGAAATGCCCTTGTATTGCTGCAATTGCAGTTGATTTGATTGTTTCTTCATAATTTACAAGAGCGGTGTCCACATATAATGTAACAACCAAATCTAAGGTTCTAACTAAACCGTCTACTATAACTAACTCATCCGTAAGCATTTTCTTCTTACCCATTGCTTCTAAAAGATTAGCTTTGTATTCTACCGTTGCCTTTTGAAGCTGGATGGGTGTGGCTTTCTGAAGGACAAAAATATCAATGATATTTGCTGACGCATAAGCTTTTCGGGTTGAAGCGGTTCCAATGGCTTGTCCCCCTTTGGGGCTGCTGTAGCGAGAGATAAAAGCCTTATAATCCTCTAAAGTGACGAGCCTATCTTGCTGTTTGAAGACCAGGGGGCCATTGGCTTTCGCTTGCTCGACTGTCTCAGCATCCACTCCCCCTGTGGCTACGCTGGTATTGGTTATAATTCCAGGGCCTCCTCCCACGGTGGTTACTGGAGCAGTTATTGCGGTCCCTAATAAATTTCCGCGTGATCCTCCTCCTACTCTGTAAAGAACTCTATAAGAGGAAGAGTTGGGTGGGGAAGCACTTATTCGTCCGTCTCCAAATCTAACAGTCCCCCCATAACTATCATCATAAAGTACTTCAAATATTTTATCTGTTGGGCCTGATGCCGAAAAAATATTATCTACTTGATAGTAGGTTCCTGATAGGGGCTCATGTGAATTAACAAAAACCTGTACACTATTTTCAATAATAGGTCCTTGTGAAAGAGGAATAGTTTTAAAAACATCTAAAGTATTAAAAGTTCCAACATCCTCTACTAAAGGTCCTTCCAATAAAGCAAGATTAGTCCAAGTAGTTTCGGCCTCCCCTCCCAATTCTTCTCTAAGTAAATCAATGTCTGTGTTATCACTATTTAAATCAGCAATCTTGGCTCCTTGTGTTTTATATAAAGTAAAAGTAAGAGGAGCACCATCTACAGGAGAAGCAATAGTAAAAACTCTATCTTGAGCACGAACAGTAGCCACATCAACTCCATCCGTAAGAGGAGTAGTTAACACTAAATCAGCAGAAGCCCCTGCTGAGGTAGGTCCTTTCATCCTAATGCCAATGAGATCAAGTATCTTTTTAACATTCCTTCTTGTTTTTGCGGTAGATAAAAAGTTCTCATTAGCCACAGCATCAGCTTTAAAAGACAATATAGCTCCCATATAAGCAACTAGCTCAGTAAACATCACTCCAAAATCAGACTCAGAAATATTTTGATAGTCATCAGCGTATGCAGCCTGTAAATAAGAAATCAAAGCTGTTCTTAAATCACCAAAGTCAGTAGCGGCATAATTAATTAAAGCTTTTTTTTGTGCGTCAGATAATGCAGAGCTAAGAAATTTTTGAAAATCCGATTCTGCTGTAGTGAACGGTATATCGCTGGGAAGGTCGTAGTCTATAGTCATAGGTTTAAAGAAAGTTCAGTTCTTTCAAAACTGTTTACGGGAGAAATAGTTAAAACTATTTTAATTCCTGGGAGGCCAAAGCCCTGAATAGTATCACCACTTAAAACACGAAGCTCTATAATCCTAACGCTAGGCAAATACCTAGCAAAGCCTGTATATATTTCATTTTCAATACTTAGAATAAGGTCTGGAGTAATGGGCTCAAACAAAAATCTTTTTAAAGATAATCCAAAGTTAGGAAGCATTACTCGCTCCCCGCGTTCTGTTTTAACGAATTGCCGTACCATACTCTTCATTAGCTCAAACCCTCGCGTCTTATTAAAAATACCTTTTGCAGCATTGGTACTATCAAACAAAGGAAACTTCACTCCAAAAATAGGGGCAGCCGTATTTTTATTTGTCGATAAGTCTTTTAGCTCCTGAGGAGGAACTACTCCATAAATTGTTGTAGTCATGTTATAATTTCCTTAAAGAATCCCTTTTGCGCCTCATAATTTTTTCGAACCTCTTTAATATTTAGAGGCCGAGAATAAATTTTAAAACTTCCAACATGCCCGTTCAAAGCACTAGTAAGCCCATGTCGTTCTCCCATAAAGCCTCCAGCAAAGGTTGTTGGGTTTATAGGCATACCTTCCGTCCAACCAGAACCAACTATCCAAGGAGTAAAATACTGATCGTTTTGTGGGCCATAATCAAACAAAGTAACATTTGTAGTTTGGTTTACTGTCTCACTAGAATAATAAAAACTTTCATCACTTTTAAAGAAGGAGGGAATCATTGGAGTTTGGCCTACTTGATTTCCTAAAGTAACTGAAAGAGCAGACGTTGCCATAAGATTTCCATCTAAGTATACCGAGCACTTATCTTCTTTTACATCAAAAGACATATGTAAGTGTATAAAAGTAGAAGAAACATCTTTGAGGGCTTTTACTCCAGAAGTATCATAAGGAGATATCTCTACAGTGTCTACAACAGTTAATTTATTAATACCATCCGTAATACAATTTTCATTTTTAGGAACAAATTCAACCGCTTTAGAATTCATTGAAAGTGTTGGAGCAATAAAGAAGCAACTTGAAGCAATAGTATTAGAGGTATCAAAGAAATTAGGATCGACTGAAGCAGCATTTGCTCCTGGGTCTGTATTTGATCCAGGTATTAAAGGGACATCGGCAAAAATTACTGGATCTCTACTAAATCCTATTAACAATCCCCTTACTGTATTTGATCCTCTAGAAGAGATTAATCCACTTACATCAGGAACTCCTAAAGGTCCTCCTGTATTTTCGTTAGCAAATAATATCTTATAATAATTATAATCAGCCCATTCACCAGTAGGAGGATATATGAGAGGACTAGGAATTGCTCCACCAGAAGCTTCTTTAGGATTAGAACTAGCTCCATAATTAGGAATGTGAAGCCAACACTCTATACTACATCCACTAACACCATAAAAAATATTTTGATGTTCCGATGTAGGGGGAAGCCTTAAAGCTCCAGCAGTTCTGCTTAGTTTATAGTCTGCTGAATTTACTCTGGATATTCCATCGAATCTAGGGATACCTAAACCTGACAGGAACAGGCTAGGCGTATTTCCTATCATTTGAGCATTACCCTTAGAGCCTATATTAGTACAATTTATTGTTTTAAAATTTAATGAATCTGGGAGTACTCCATCTGGTCTTAAAAAGTTATAAATCGAAGTTATTCCACGACTTTCAATTGCGTCAGTAAGAGAAAGGGCAGGAGTAGCAGTACCAGAGATAGAATGATTAAATATTATGGCTCCTAAACCTATGGGGGGGACTACTAAAGGATCAACTAAAACTTTAGATGCTGCTGTTTGTGGGGTAACATAAATAGGTTGAATAGGTAAAACAATATCTTCTACTTCTCCTGATCCAAAAATTAATCCTTCTTGAGTTTCTAAAGCTACATCTAAATTAATAGAGCTTAAGAAAGAAAAGTCGTTCACGGGAATTTCTCCTGGTTCGAAAGTTTCCGTTGATCCAAATAAGTCGGGGGCCTTTACAGCGACCTCGATCTGCTTCTTTCTTTTGTTAATCTTAGAATTAAAAGTAAAGATTGTTGAATTTATATTCTGCTTAGTATTAATAACCACGGCTGAGTCCTTTGCATGTCCAGAAGCTTGTAACTCCCCTATTTGCGCGGACAGATCATATACAAGTTTATCTTTTTGTCCCTCTAAAACATTTAAAAAGTGATCAGAAATGTAAAAATCCAAAAGACCAGGAGAATTATCAATAATATTAATATCGAAAATAGTATCAACGTATTTGTTTAAATCCTCTATGGAAACAAGGGAGCCTTTTCCTCCTAAGTTAGGAGCATGGTCTAATTTCCACTTCTCACTATTAACAATAAACCCAATATCAGATGCAGATGGAATAGGCTTTCCATTATAAAGTCTTTCCTGGGAATCAAAGTATATGCCGTCTTCTGAAAGAATAAACAATCCTTGCTTGGATACAGGAGGACCATAAACTAAGCGAAAGATAGGCTCTTCTATCTCCTCAAGAGCTTCCTCCTCCCGTTCCAATAAAACAGTTCCTATATTTAATATTAAATCATTACACTGATCAATAAAGTTAGTAGCAGACTCTACCTGAGATCTAGCTAAAGCCAAGGAGGCGGCTCTATAATCATTTGTATATTGATCTGTACTTCCACCTCCTACTCCTCCTGTTCCTGTGATAGGGGCAGGGCCAGTACTATTTAAGTAATCTTCAAATTCTCCCAGACAAGTAGCAAGCTCTTGATAAAGATCAATCCCCTGATTAACAAAGTCTTCAATGCCCCCTAAAAACCCTTGTATCTTT